ATGGGCGTGACCCAAGACGCAAAGCAAGATTGGCACCCGGCGGATATTAAGGCCGGAGTACAAAAGGCTGGTTTTACCATGGCAGAGCTTTCGCTTAAACATGGTTATTGCAAGCATTATCTTTCCATGACGCTGCATCAATCAATGCCAAACGGTGAACTGATTATAGCCAAGGTTCTTAAAACAACCCCGAGCAAAATCTGGCCAAGCCGGTATGGCAAAGACAAACAGCCCCTGCGTGGACGTCTTCTTTCGAAGCGTGATAATCCCAAAAACAAGCCATCTGGTCAACGTCTAAAAGAACAGGCGGCATAGACATGGCACTTTCAAAGCAAATTCACAATCGCCGCCGAGTGAAACCAGAGCAAGATGTTCAAGTGGATATTCTTGGGCCAGTGCAATTGGGTGACTTTGCCGCTGGAACGTTAGAGGTGGTCGCGTATCGCACATCACCAGAGACGTCTTATGCGGTGGCTATCGCTGGAGATCGGCCGATTGATGAACGGCTTGTTTCAACACCGATCAGTTCATTTGGAGCCAGTTTGTTGGCGTTTGAATTGCTTTCCAGCGGCATACCAAGAGCGCACCAAGAAAATGCGGTGATGAGTTTGGCGGCATGGGTGTTCGGATCACAATTAGACAATGGTGGCGCAGATCGCCAGCGAAAGTATTTGGAAGAAGTGGCAAAGAGCCACGGGTTTGGTGAATGTGACTGATAGCAACACCATCACTGAAGCAGTACCAGCCGAGCGGGTGCATCAAGTACCGTTGGGCAAAATTGATGCGGGCAGTCGGATCCGGCAGGTAGATGATGCTTGGGCGCGAATTGTCGCCGATAGCTTTGTAGAAGTTGATCAATTACAGCCAATTGATTTGATGCAGCGTCCCGATGGTATATTGCTTTTAATCGATGGAAAACACCGGTTACGGGCGGCAGAGTTACTGGGCTGGGAACATATTCGCGCCCATATCCGTGATCTGAATAGCGAGACTGTTCGGCTGCGGCAAATTGATGCCAATTTGATCCGCCGCGAGTTAAACCCACTGGATCGGGCGGCATTTTTGGCGGCGCGAAAAGACGTTTACGAGGCATTATATCCGGAAACCAAAAATGGTGCGCAGGGCGGAAAAGGTGGCAAAACCAATGAGACCGTAAAATTTGCGTTCTCAAAAGACGCTGCTGAAAAAACCGGACTTTCGCGCAGTACGATTGAAAAGGCCGTGTGGCTTGATGAGCATTTAACGCCGCTGGCAAAGGACAAAATTCAAGGCACTGCTCATGCTAATAAACAATCAGCGTTGATGGCTTTGGCGCGGCTTGATGATGAAGCTCAAATCAAGGTGGTTGATTTGATCACCCGTGAGAAAAAACCAGCTAAGACGGTAAAGGAAGCCCAAAACATTGTGCTGGGCGTGCGCCAACAGCGCAGCCAGCGCGAAGTAAATTGCGATCGGTTGGTGGCTCTTTGGGTCAAGTCGGATGCGGCCACGCAAGCTGATTTTTTAAGCTTCATTGCCGGTGCAAAACTACCGAAGGGTTGGGAGGTGACAAGTGCGTCGTAAACCTTGCCCAAAAACCCTCGATTTGTTCGCTGATGGATTGTTTCCGGTGCAAGCACCAAAGGAACCAGTGCCAGCGATGGATTTCAACGTGCGGATCGCGCAATTCATCGGCCGGGCTTTAAAAGAAACGTCAAAATCACGAGCGCAAATTGCCGCCGAAATGAGCGAAATGCTTGGTGAAGATGTCTCCGTTCACATGCTAAATGCCTATTCAAGCCCAGCGCGCGAAGAGCACCGGATCAGTTTGGTGCGGTTCAAGTCATTAGCGCGGGTAACTGCATCTGTCTGGCTTTGGGAAGCCGCAGTTGAAGGCGATGGTTTGACTTTGCTGCAAGGTGAAGAAGCATTGTTGGCGCAAATTGGTGCGGTTGAACAACAAAAAAAGGCACTAGATGCGCGTTTGAAAGAGCTTAAATCCCATCCTCTGGTAAAACTGCAAAAGCGGAGTGCGCTATGAGTTGGTTCACCGCTTCGGAGATCGCGACACTGGCGCTGCCGGGACTTCCTGCAACCAAAGGGAAGGTGAATTTACGTGCCAAGAACGAAGCGTGGAAAACCAGACAAGACACAAGTGGTAAAGTGCTATTTCGCCGTCGTAAACGTCGAGGTGGTGGGATTGAATATCATTATTCAGTTTTACCGCCGATGGCCGTGGCAGCCTTGGCTGCGCGTGGGTTAATAGCAGAATCAAAGGCAGTTATTGCAAGTGCAAAAGCCGGGTCAGGCGCGGTGATGGATTGGGATATATTCGAGCAATTACCAGACGCGAAGAAAAAGATCGCCAAGCGCCGCCTTGAATACCTCAAACGCATTCAAATGCTGGTGCGCGCCGGGCAAACCAGAACTGCGGCGGTCTGCCATGTGGCGGCTGATGCAGGTGTGTCCACCGCTACCATTTACAATTGGATTAAGTTAACCAAAGGTTTGCGGGCAGATGCCCGATTGCCGGCATTGGCTCCTAAAACTGCCGGGCGGGTGAAACTTGCTGATTGTCCGGAAGAAGCGCTAGCGATCATCAAGTCTGATTGGCTTAGGTTGTCAAAACCTAGCTTTGAAGCCTGTTTTGACCGGCTTCAACTGATCGCCAATGACAAGGGTTGGAAATTACCAGCTAGCCGAACTTTGTTTCGACGTTTGCAGCGCGAAGTACCAGAAGCAGTGCAGGTGATGTGCCGCGATGGCTTTGAGAAATTGGAAAGAATGTATCCGCCAATGGATCGGGATCGCTCGCATTTTCACGCGATGGAAGCGCTAAATGCTGATGGTCACCGCTGGGACGTATTTGTTACAGACGAGCCGGATGGCAAGCCTTATCGACCATTGTTGATGGCTATTCAGGACTTGTATTCCGGTAAACTTGTTGGCTGGCGTTTCGCCAAGTCCGAGGGCGCGGATACTGTTCGCCTTGCCTTTGGTGATGTGTTTCGCAACTTTGGCATTCCTGATCGGGTCTGGCTTGATAATGGCCGGGGCTTTGCCTCCAAATGGATTACTGGCGGCACACCTAACCGGTTTCGTTTTAAGGTAAAGCCCGAAGACCCGGTGGGCGTTTTAACCGCCTTGGGCGTTAAAATCCACTGGACGCGGCCATATCGCGGTCAATCAAAACCGATCGAGCGGGCGTTTCGTGATTTTTGCGACCGGATCGCCAAACACCCGGCTTTTGAGGGCGCGTACACCGGTAATTCAACCAGCACCAAACCTGAAAATTACGGTTCCCGTGCGGTGCCATTTGCTCAATTTAAGGCAATCGTTGAGGCTGGAATACGCCAGCACAATGCCAAGGCAGGACGGCGGACGCGGGTTTGCGCCGGCAAGGATAGTTTTGATGGAGTATTCGAGAAATCATACGCGCAAGCTCCGGTTCGCCAAGCATCTGAAGCGCAATTGCGCTCATTCCTGCTGGCGGCGGAAAAGCGTTTTGCTGATCGCAAAACCGGCGCAGTTGAATTGTTCGGCAATCGTTATTGGTCGGAAGAAGTTGCCACTTTGCGCGGCACTCATGTGGTGATCAGGTTCGATCCTGATCGCTTACAAGAACCCGTGCATATTTACCGACTCGATGGTTCTTATGTTGGCGTTGCTGCCGTGATGCAAGCTGGCAGGTTTAACAGTTCTGCTGATGCCAGAACCCATGAGAACGCTCGCAAAAAATGGATCAAGGCGCAAAAAGAATTGGCAGCTTATGAGAAGACACTAGAGCCGCGCGAAATTGCCGCCATGTTACCAGAAATTGACGAATTGCCAGAATTGCCAAGGCCAAAAGTAGCACGAATAGCAAGTGCAAATGGTCAAGCGGTAGTGGCAGCCCAACAACAACAAGAATTTGAAGCGTCTTTGGAAGCCGGTTTAGCGGCGTTTGAAGAGGTTTCGGAGCGACGATTACACATCGTCAAATAGCGAAGAGTGCGGGCTACCAACCAAACGCACTCTTCAAATGTCAATATGGACACAAAGGAGCCATACCATGAATGCCGATTTAGGACAAACAAAATTTAGCGAAGAAGAGGTGAGCCGTCTTCGGACGGAAGTTAAGCGCCTGCGCGATGGCGAAATGTTGTCGTGGAATGACATCAATCGCGAAAGCGAAATCCCTGCGGCGACAATGTCGTCTTGGATGAATGATAAATACACCGGCAATAACCAAAATGTGACAGCGCGTGTCAAGCTTTGGCTTGATGCTCGTGAAGAACAGGCTGAATTACACTCGGTAATGCCAGCGGCGCAAAACTACCAGCCGACAACAACATCGGCGCAGATAATTAACCGTTTGCGCTTTGCTCATACCTTGGAAGATTTTGCGCTAATTGCTGGCGGGCCGGGTATTGGTAAAACTTCGGCGATCAAGCAATATCAAGCCACCCGTCCACGGGTGACCGTAGTCACGATGGCACCGTCGTCAAAGGCCGTGAACAACATGCTAGCGCGGGTTTTAACAGTTATGGGCGATACCACGGCCACCGGCGTTGCCTATCATTTGGCGCATAAAGTTCGGGCAAAGATCGGTGATGGACGCGGTTCGATGCTGATCTTTGATGATGCGCAAAACCTGTCTGATCTGGCTGTTGAAGAGATACGAACCATTCACGATGAAACCGGAATTGCCATTGCTTTAGTTGGCAACCAAGAAGTGTTTGCTCGGCTTGATGGCGCTGGTCGTACCGCAGCTTTTGCTCAGATCACCAGCCGGATCGGTACGAGGTTTAACCAAAACCGACCGCACGACGAAGATGTGGAAGTTTTGGCGGCCAGTTGGGGCATTGATGATGCCGTCAGTTTGGTATTCTTGAAAAAAATTGCAGCCAAACCCGGTGCACTTCGAGGTGTAACCAAAACCGTTCGTCTCGGCACAATGCTGGCGCACGGTGAAAACAACCCACTGGCTTTTTCCCACCTAAAATCAGCTTGGCGGCAATTGGGTCAAGATATCAGGCCGGTCGTTTAAAGGAGAAAATCATGACTATTCCAAACCAATTACAAGAAATGCGCGATTTGATCGTTAACCAGCAAAAAATTGCTAGTGTGTTCCAAACCAATGCCAAAAGTTTAAGCAAAACCTTGAGCAAAATCGCAGAAAGATGCGCTGATTATGTTGAGATTTGCCCAAGCAAAACCCCTGCTTATGAAGTTAAGCAGGTGGCTCAGTTAATAACTTTTCTGCAGGATAAGTTAAGCATTGGCCTGCTTTATGATGATCTAATTACTGCATTGAAACTATTGTTGCAGCACACCGACAAGATGATCGATCAGGCTCGCCAAATCATAGTTCATGGCGGCGATAATGTGGTGGCATTTAAGCGACCATTACCGGCCTGCTTCTTGCCAATAAATGGTGGAGATGCAGCATGAACGATCGCCTCAATTCAGAAGACTGTGCCAATGCCAAGGCCTATAGCGAAGATAAAGCAGCCAAGGGCAAGTGGCGTGATCCAGCACCGCTCCGGGATTGGATAACCGCGAGCTTGGCCGAACTTAACCCGGAGCAGGTGACGGTAGATCAGGTCATCACCTGCATTTTGGGTGAGCTTGACGACCTTGGGGTCAATCTGGATCCCGCCTATCAAATTACTAAAGCCAAAAAGGAGAGCAATAATGGCTCGTAAAACCAAAAGCAAAGCACCGGCATTTGAGGCGGCGCAAAGCAAAACCGATGCTGCTGATCGGATCGCCAACATTGGCAATCTGCGGCGGCAATTGCAAGTAATCGAGGCCGAGCAGTCCGAGGCGATTGCGGCGATTAAAAAGCAAGCGGAAGCCAAAGCTGCTGGGATCAAAGAGCGGTTATCTCAAGAAGAACCAGCGGTGCAGGCTTGGTGTGAAGCCAACCGGGAAAAACTAACGCTTTCTGGCAAGAAAAAGAGCTTTGACTTTGGCTCTGGTGTTGTCAGGTGGAGACAGCGGCCACCAGCAGTTCGATTGCGTGGCATTGCTGATGTTATTGAGCGGTTACGCGCTCTGGGGTTTACCGAGTTCCTACGCCAGAAAACCGAAGTTGACAAAGACGCGGTTTTGAAAAACCCGGAAAAAGCTAGTGCCATTGCCGGGATTACCATTGTTTCCGGGGTTGAGGATTTTGTTATTGAGCCAGTGGATGAGAAACTCTCCGACAGGTTGGCTGAACACCGGGAGGCATCGTGATGACGTGCAATACAATCGACACCGGTGATCTGGTCGAAATTACCATGGAATGCCTACTAGATGAGGACGGGTATAAATCATGGCTGGCCTCACTCGATGGCAGCCGTGATGCCGCCGTTTGGCTGCCTAAAAAGGTTTGCGATTGGGACGGTGAAACCACTTTTTGGGTGCCGAAATGGTTGGCCTATGAAAAGGGATTGATCTGATGCGTGCGCAAAAATGTTCGGTTAAAAACTGTCTACGCCATGCCAATGGCGCAACAATGTGCAGCGCGCACTGGCGGCGGATCAAAAACACTGCACCCGGTTTGGCGGTTTTACAGGCCAAAACAAATTGGTTTGCCAGTGAAACCATGAGCGAAACCCGCATTGCAAAGATGCGTTTTGAAATTGCGGCTCGAGAAGCCGTTAAATTTGCCGAGGAATTGGACAAAGGAGAACGCGTTTGATTATGAAAGTTGATAGACAAAGCCGCTCTGCACGCTTGTTTGAACTGGCGGTTCGCGCCAGAAAAATAGAGAATGAACGCGATGCGATCAATGGTGCCGATCAAGACGTGGCCTTGGCTTTGGCACAGTATGACATCTCCTTGGCCGATCTGCGCTCTGGTCGGCGCACCTTAAAACTGGTGCAAGCGCGGCGCAGCGCCTTTCAATTGCTGTTAGCCAGAGGTTGGTCACCGGCCAAGGTGGCGAGATATTTAGGTGTACCGGCAGCAAAGGCCTTTAACTGGCGCAGAATGGCAAAAAGTGTCGCAGAGCGGCATGGGTTAAAGCTGCCGGATATTTTGGGTAATGAAAAAACCAAAAAAGTGGCAACAGCCCGTCAAGAAGTGATGTTTGAATTGCGCGACCGGGGCTGGTCTTACGCGCAAATTGGTCAAGCCATGGCCCGCGATCACAGCACGATCCTGCACGGGGTTAAAGCTCATGAGAAAAGGTTGATGGATGTCTAATCGCCGCGCCATGCTCGCCAAAATCCACATTGCCAAAAAAGAGCTGGGTCTCGATGATGAAACCTATCGGGCAAAGTTGTGCCAAATCACGGGCAAGAACAGTTCCGGCAAAATGAGTTTTGCCGAACTGGGTCAGGTGGTTGCGGCGTTCAAAACCAGCGGCTGGAAAGCAAACAAAAAAAACGCACACCGTCCACGCGCCGCTAATGCCTCGGCGCGCAAAATTTACGCCATGTGGACAGAGCTAAAACACCTTGGCTTGGTGAGCGCCGTGCGGCCCGATGGGTTTGTTAAACGAATGACCGGCAAGGATCGGCTGGAGTTATTGGGTTCCGATCAAGCACAAAAAGTAATTGAGGGATTAAAAGCAATTAAGGCGCGGGGCGCTGGCGATGTCTGATCGGGACATAAACACCTTCCCAAGTACAATTGCACCACGCGTTTGGGCATCCAGTCAATGGGAAACCGGGGGCTTGGTCTTTGCGGTAGACTTTACCATGCAAAGCGCGACCCGCTGCACAGTTGTAGGCGGTTTGAGAAAACACCTTGACCTCCTGATAAATCTTCGTTTTTCCAAGGTGGTCGGCTTTAACTTGCCGATTAAAATTCCAGCCAATCCGGGCAATGGTATCATGGTAAGCGGTCAGTGGGTCTGCTTTGCCTTTGGGTGTCAGCCGTTCAAACGCCTCAATGGCAAATACGACATTGCCGCGCAAGCCAGCGGCCTTCAATTGCTCTTTGTTCATCTTTCTGCCCCGTTTGCGCACCCGCGCGGCAATGTTGCTGGAACTGTCCTTGGGAAGTTGGGTTTTGATGCTTTTCGCCAGCCAAGAGACGTCATCTGGTTTGAAATATCCGAGCGCAATAATGGCCTCCTTACACAACTGTTCGACGGTCATTTTTCCCTCACCCTTGTTTTATTCACGAATCAAGCATACCTTGTGATTGCTCCGACATCCAGTCGGGCCGGGTTTCGAAGCTCGAATTTTACTAGGCGCTTGAAGCGCCACGCAGTTTGCGTGGTTTTTTTATGGTCGGGCGCAATGGGAGACCTTCGGGTCTGCCGTGTCCTAGTGAGCGGTCTTCGAACCCGTTGTCGTCCGACCACCAGTTTCGAAGTTGTGGGTCGGGCCTTTTCACTAGGAGGTCAATATGACCCGAACACTATTATTCCAACAAACCGCACTGGAAGTGATCCGGATGGAGGGCCAAAACTGGCTAAGGGGGCCTCAGCTTGGGGCGGCCTTGGGCTTTTCTGGAGACCATCAAAAAGCAATTCGAACACTTTACAAACGCAATGCACCCGAGTTCACACCGGAAATGACCACGGCGCTGGAATTACCGAGCAAAGGCGGCATGCAATTGACCCGGATATTTTCAGCACGCGGCGCAGCCTTGCTGGCGATGCTGGCCAAAACCGACAAGGCAGCAGATTTTCGGGCATGGGTGCTGGATGTGCTGGAGAACCAGCAGGAGCAGAGCGAAGAAATGGAAGTGCTGCGGCGGTTCAATGTGCTGCTACGTACACACCTTTTGGCAGCCAATCCGATTTGGAACCAGATCGAGCGCTATGTGGAGGCAGGGTACCGGATCGAGGCGATCGCCCGGTTCACCCGGCGCTCCGTGGCTTTAATTTCCCGGCACCACGAAGAAATGAAACGCTGCGGGGTGGTCGCCTCTTTGATGCGCGGAGAAAACGGCCTCATCGGCGCAAAATGGGTGGATCATACGGGGCATGTGGAAATGCCAGAGCGGTGCAAAGCCGCGTTTGGCGTGGAGGATGGCAATGTCTGAACATCTCGACCGCGAAATGCGCGAAGAAACGGCGTTTGCCGGACTTGAACTGGTTGGCAGTCTGTGCGCAGCTTTACCGCCAAACAGTGATCTGTCCGGGATTCGGGCCGATGCCATGGCATTGTTCCTTGAACTGGTGCGGCTCGAACTTCGGGCCTGCCGCAGTTAAACAGACGGGACGGCGGGCATGACGGTGCCCGCCAGACCACTTCCCGCACTTTTACATGAAATTTCAGAGCTTGTCGGCAAGAATACAGCTTTGGCATTGGCCGATCAGTTTGGTGGTACCAGGATCTATATCCCTTTGCCGGAAAACCTAAAAATCAATCACCCGTTAGTGCTTTGCGTTGGCATGGTGGCGGCCAAAAAAATTGCCAAGCAATACAGCCGCGAGCAAATCACAATACCGCTGGCGCGGGAATTATTGGCCAGTCAAATCGCACGAGAAATTGAGACCGGAAGTACGGTCGCGCAAATAGCCAGACGGCTGGGAACTACCGAACGCAATGTCTGGCGGATAAAGGCCAGAGCTGTCGACAAATCGGATCGGGCGCAATCTGATCTTTTTGAAAGTCCTCAAGCAGCGAAGCGGTAGGACAAACAAAAAAGTCCTCAAGCAGCGAAGCGGTAGGACAAACAAAAAAGTCCTCAAGCAGCGAAGCGGTAGGACAAACAAAAAAGTCCTCAAGCAGCGAAGCGGTAGGACAAAGTAAAAGCTCTACAAATAAAAGCTGACCGCTGTCAGCATGTTTGAACCATCAAAACCAAGGCAAGTTCTCAGCTAACTTAACAGGAGCCGTGAAAATGCCAACCCCGCAACGTATTCATCGACAAATTACCAAGGCTGGACTGGAAGCGATCAAGCGCCGTGAGGGTTTGCGGCTTAACGCTTATCAGGACGATGCCGGAGTTTGGACGATCGGTTACGGCCACACCGGCGATGTGTGGAAAGGCGATGTGATTGATGAAGGCAAAGCGGAAGATTTGTTGCGCGAAGATGTAAAGTGGGCGGAAACTACGATCAGTGCATCGGTACAAGTCCCGCTAAAAGATCACCAGTTTGATGCGCTGGTTTCTTGGGCTTTTAATATCGGCACCGGTCAAACTATCGACAGCACATTGGTGCGTCGTCTTAATGCTGGTGAATTTGATGCGGTGCCATCAGAACTGATGCGCTGGGTAAAAGTAACCTCACCGACTTCTGGCAAAAAACTGTTTAGCCAAGGTCTGCAAAACCGCAGGCAATCAGAAGTCAATCAATGGATGCAAGCTAATTCGAATGTTCAAAAGTCCTCAAGTAGCAAAGCGGTAGGACAAACAAAAAAGTCCTCAAGTAGCAAAGCGGTAGGACGAACAAAAAAGTCCTCAAGCAGCGAAGCGGTAGGACAAACAAAAAAGTCCTCAAGCAGCGAAGCGGTAGGGCAAATGGGTGTGGGCTTGGCGCCAAGCCCAATTCCGGCTGGTCGGGTTGACATTTCCAAAAGCAGAACCTTGCGCGGTGGCGCAGTAGCTGGGGCTGGAACCATTGCCGGCTCGGTTCTTGAAGCTGTGGAAAATGCCAAGCCGCAAGTGGCTGAAGCTATGTGGTTTATGCCGACATTGAAATGGGTATTTGTCGGCTTGGTTTTAGTTGGATTGGCTGCGGTGATTTACGCCCGGCTTGATGATTATCGAAAGGGTGAGACATGAGTTTTACTACCCTTTTAGCGGCTTTCAAAGCCAGTCGGTATTTTGCCTTCGCCACCAAATGGGGTGGCGTTGTTTTGGCGGTGCTACTGGCGCTGCTCGGCCTGATGAAATGGGCGAGCCGAACACAAAGTCGCGCTGCTCAAATTGAAATTGAATCCCGGATGCTGCGGCAACGGGGTGACGCACTAAAGGAAATAGAAAATGTTCAAGCTAAAATGGAAACTGCCGGTGCTGATCAGCCTCGGGATCGTGATGATTTGGCTGAGCAGTTGCGAGACGAAAACTACTGATCTGCCACCAATGGTTCAAATCATCTGTCCGCGCCTGATCGAATATTCACCAGAGCTATTGGCAAAAGCTGCCGATGAGGTGGACGCATTGCCGCAAAATTCAGCTTTGGTGGTTCTGCTGAATGATTATGGCGGCCAGCGCAATCGAGCGCGAGCCTGTCGGGTGGAGGATAAACAGAAATGAGTGTCTTTGTTTTTTTTAGTTTAATGCTGGCTGTACTTGCGTTTGAGATCGCTTTTATCCTTTTCCATCTGTCAAAAATCTACGGCCGATTAAATCGAATGGAAGGAGAGTGGCATCGTTTGTGGCGCAAAACCGACGATGATTGGTCAGGCTTGTGGAAAACGATTGAAAAGAAAATTAGCCCACGACTTAATGCTCTTGAGGACAAAGCCAATGACTAGCCAATTAGATCAAGCGCAGGAATTTGAAGAGCGCGATCGGCAAACGGCCTTGGCACGGGTGCATAAACGATTATCCGTGGTGCATTCGGACTGGCTGATATGTGTTGATTGTGGAGAAGATATTCCAAAGGCACGGCGAGAAGCCGTGCCGGGAACAAAGTTTTGTATTGAGTGCGCCAATTTCCGGGAGAGAAAACATGGGTGATTTTGATCCAAAGATGGCCGGGTTTTTGTTTGCGGTATTTGCTTTTTTTGCCGGTCTAATGGGCGCGGCAATGCGTTGGTTGTTTAGCCGAGCGATTAAAGGTTTGGACTCAAAGTTTGAGGAAATTGACGACCGGCTAGATCAAAATAATTTTCGTTTTGAAAAACTGGAGGCAGTGATCGAAAAAGGCGCAGAGAGCAGAAACGCCATGGCCACGCAAATGGCACGGATTGAGGAGCGGTTAAAAGTTATTCCGTCTCATACCCAGTTCGCAGACTTGGCCAAAGAGGTCGGCATCATCAAATCCAGCCAAGCCGCGTCGGCTAGGCAACTTGATCTGATCGCTGAACACATTTTGAAGCAGGAGGCGCGGGGAAAGTGAGTTTTTCTGAAACATTGGCAGCAGATCAGCGATTGTTCGTTTTGCGGTTGTTGGCCGAATTGCCCGGTTATTCGTCAAATGTTAGCGCCCTGCAATCATCCTTGGAGATCGAAGCTGGTCATCGTCTGTCACGGGCGGCTGCAATGGGACTGGCCGATTGGCTGGTGGAAATGGGACTTGTCACCTCTAAAAACTTAGATCCAAGAATCCGGGTGATCACTTTAACATCAGCTGGCGCGGATGTGGCTTCGGGTGCTTCATTCATAACTGGGGTCAAACGTCCACGAGCTGGGATTTGACACCATGGGTCGCAAGAATAAAATCCTGACTTTACCTGAGGAAATAATAACGCAGATCAATGAAATGATCGGCTCCGAGCGTTTTACTTTGGACGAGATCATGGATCATTTGCGCGAGCTGGGTGTTGATGATGTTTCCAGATCCGGATTGCATCGGCACACTGCCAGCATCAAACAAATTGCCGCCACCATGCGAAGATCGCGAACTGTGGCCGAAAGTCTAACCAAGCACCTTGGGCCGTCGGTCAAAGACGGTGATCTGGCCAGAACCGTTATTGAAATGGTACATGGATTGCTGATGAATAATGTTACGTCAGCGCTTACCGGCGAAGCTGAAGATCCAAGTGCCATGGAATTGATGCGCATTTCAGCGGCTTTGCAAAAACTGGCAAGCGCTCAAAAACTAGATGTAGAGCGGGTCGATAAAATTAGAGAACAGGCCACTGCTGAAGCGGTTGGCCGGGTAGAGAAGGAAGGTAAAAAGCTTGGCATGACTAAAGCTACAATCGCTAAAATAAATCATGCTGTGCTGGGAATTGAAGTATGAGCGTTCCGGTTTTCCCATCAAAGCTGGATATTGATGCAGAAATTGTACTGGATTCGATAAAAGACCTCCCACGCGGCGATTTGTTGTTGCCGTACCAGCAAAGAGCGTTGCAGCTTCTTGACAGTGTCAGTGTTTTGGCGATTGAAAAATCTCGAAGAATTGGCATGACCTGGGCATTTGCCGCCAAGGCCGTCTTGGTGGCCGGAGCACAGCGAGAGGCTGGCGGAAAGAAAGTAATGTACATTTCCTATGACAAGGAGATGACCCGTGAATTTATTGATGCCTGCGCGATGTGGGCTAAAGCATTCGATATAGCCGCCGAAAATTCTCATGAGTTCCTGTTCAAAGATGGTCGCAAGGGTGAAGAAATACAGGCATTTCGGATAAAATTTGCCTCCGGCTTTGAAATTGTCGCGCTGTCATCATCGCCACGCACAATTCGTGGCAAACAAGGCTTGGTAATTTTGGACGAAGCAGCTTTTGTTGATGATATTGCGGCGCTTTTAAAGGCTGCAATGGCGGTTCTAATGTGGGGTGGCAAGGTTGTCGTCCTTTCAACCCATGACGGCGAAGGCAACGCCTTTAATCAGCTTTTGATCGACATACGTGCGAACCGCCGCAAAGGAGCTGTGCTTAAAACGACATTAAAAGATGCTCTGGCTGACGGTCTTTATGAGCGGATTTGTTTGGTTACCGGGGAAGAGCCAACGCCATCGGGAAAGATTGAGTGGGAAGCCGATATTAGGGATTCCTATGGTGATGACGCGGATGAAGAGCTGGACTGCATACCTAGCAAAGGATCTGGATCATGGATCAGCCCGGCGCTGATTGCAGCAGCAGCCCATGAAGAAGCGGGACATCCACGGTTTTACCAAGGCGGTTTATGTTTTGTCGGTCGTGATATCGCACGAAGAAATCACCTTGCAACCATCTTGCCATTTGAAGATGTGAATGGCGTTTTATGGCAGCGAGAGAGCGTTGAAATGCGAAATGAAACCTTTGCGGCGCAGGCAAAGGAATTTGATAGAATCGTCGCTGACTACCGGGTGGTTCGTGCCGCATTCGACCAATCGGGAATGGGAGAAGTGGTGGTCGAGCAGGCGCAGGAAAAATATGGCGAGCATTTGGTTGAGGGTGTTATTTTTTCCTCAACAGCAAAGCTGAACATGGCGACCATTTTAAAGCAACGATTTGAAGATGGGACTATTCGGATCAAAAACGATGATAAAACAAAAGCTGATTTTCGTTCAATCAAGAAAATTTCCGGCGGCACCGGTGCACCGCGCATTGCCGAAGACGGCTCCAGTGACGGCCATGGTGACAGGTTCTGGGCGGCAGCTCTGGCAGTGGGAGCAGCTGGTGATCGGGTGGTTAGCTTTGACCATGAAGCCAGTTCGGAAAAACGCGCTGGAATGGAAGATTTGCAAATTGATACGCAAACCGGCTTTGGCGTGGTTGGCGCGGGTCTTGATATGAGCGGCTGGGAGTAAAGCCATGGAGAACAATAAACCAGAAACCGAAGAGCTAAGCGCCATTGCTGGTGGTTACACGCCGGACGTCGCCGGGAGCTGGGCTGATGCCCTTTTGGTCAATGGTGATGATCCGGTTTTGTCGTCAAAAGCCGGTGATCTTAAAATCTATGAAAAGGTGCTGGCCGACGAACAGGTATTTGCCACATTCCAGCAGCGCCGAAACGCGCTGACATCTAAACCCATCGAGGTACGGGCGGGCGGCACCGACAAAGCCAGCCAGATGGCCGCTGATTTTATTCGTGAGATGATCGAGAATTTAAGTTTTGATCGCATCACCAACCGAATGATGTACGGCCTTTTTTACGGCTACGCGGTTGGTGAATGTTTGTTTGATCGCGATGGCAAAAATTGGACACTTGCCGATGTGAAAGTGCGAAAAGCCCGCCGCTTCAGATATGACAAAGCCGGAGCCTTGCGGCTGCTAACCAAATCCACACCGCTGGGCGTATTGATGCCGGAGCGAAAATTTTGGACATTTGAATCCGGTGCGGACAATGATGACAACCCATATGGCGTGGGACTTGGTGCCTATTGTTATTGGCCGTGCTTTTTCAAACGAAACGATATTAAGTTCTGGCTGATCGCCTTGCAAAAGTTTGGGAGCCCGACTCCGATCGGAAAATTCCCACCAAATGCCAGCCAGAAGGATAAAGAGAAACTTCTCGAAGCCTTGATGGCGTTGCAAAGCTCGACCGCAATGGCGGTGCCGGAAAGTATGCTCATTGAGTTGTTGCAATCTAATTCGCGGGTCGGCGGAAATTATGAGGCTTTGCATTCGGTGATGGACGCCAGCATTGCCAAGGTGATTTTAAGCCAGACCATGACCACTGATAACGGCTCCAGCATGAGCCAAGCCTCGGTTCACATGGAGGTGCGCGAAGAGGTTACGGCCACCGACGCCGATTTGCTGATGGGCTCGTTCAATGCCGGGCCGGTCAAATGGCTATCTGAATGGAATTTTCCCAACGCCCAGCCGCCACGGGTGATCCGCCAAGTGGAGCCGCCTCAAGACGTGGGTGCTCTGGCCGCCCGCGATCAAAAACTATTTGCGATGGGTTGGCAGCCAAGCGAACAGCGGATCCGCGAAACCTACGGCGATGGCTATCAGCGCCGGGCCGCGCCGGAGACATCTGCTGCGCCTGAATTTTCTGCCGGTGATTTAGGAGATCATCCCGCCGCGCCGCCGCCTGATGCCATTGATCGCTATTTGTCCAGTGACGAACATGTTGATGCTTTGGAAGAGGAAACAGACGGGTTTTTGGCCGAGATTGAATTGGCGTTGAAAGCCGCTGGAAACCCTGATGAAGCCAAACTGGCTTTGGCAAATTTGTTGGGCGTGACCGCAGATGATGCTTTCGTGGCGCGGCTGGCAAAGGCTAGCTTTGCCGCCAGAATGCACGGGCGGGCGATATTGGAGTCGGACGAGGAGGTCTGATGGCAAATGTCAATCTAGTTCCATTGCCGCCTGCCGAGGCGATCAAGTATTTTCGCAAGAAAACTGTTGGTGGACGGTTTTCATTTGCGTGGGCTGATGTTTGGCAAGAAGAGCATGCGGCTAGTTTCGTGGTCGCCAAAGCCATGCGCGCTGATATTTTGAAAATAATCTTTGCCGGTCTTGATCGGGCTTTGGCCGAAGGGCGCACGGCGCGCCAGTTTGCCAACGAAGTGCGGCCATTGCTGCAATCTAAAGGCTGGTGGGGCAAAAAACGACAATTTGATCCGGTCGTTAAAAAAACAAAACTAGTGCAACTTGGCTCAGCACGCAGATTGCAATTTATTTACGACACCAATTTACGAACTGCACGCGCGGCGGGGCGTTGGGAGATCATTGAGCGCTTAAAAAAACGCCGTCCGTTTTTGCGTTACGTGGCGGTTTTGGACGAACGCACCCGGGCCTTGCACCGACGCTGGCATGGTATCACCTTGCCGGTCGATCATAATTTTTGGAAAACCCACTACCCGCCCAATGGCTGGAATTGCCGCTGTATCGTGATGCAGCTTTCCCAGCGTGACATCGACAAGGGCAAGGGTAAGCTCACCGCAAATGGCGATTTGGCAATTCGCGGATTTGGTCAGACGCGACCTTGGAAAAATCCGCGCACTGGAAAAGTCAGCCAAGTGCCGCTCGGCATTGATCCGGGTTGGGGCAGTAATGTCGGCCAAGCACGAGGGGATATTCTTTCACGGTTTTTAGCGGGCAAACTGGATGGCCTGCACGAAGACATGGCGACGGCGGCGGTGGCGGATCTGGTGCGTGGGCCAGTCTTTGCGCGGCATGTGTTGGGATTACTACCCGGATTTTTACCGATTGGCTCAATGACCGATCAGATGCGTGATGCTTTAGGTGTTTCGACGCGGCTGGTTCGTTTCAGCCAAGCCACCGCACAAAAGCAGCTTCGACGGCATCCGGACATTGGAGCCGCACAATACGCCAAAGTGCAAAAAAATATCGCCAGCGCAATCATTCTACATGAGGGCACACAAAATCTGGTCATGTTCTTTGAAGATGACGGCCGCTGGTGGCGGGCAGTGATCAAGGTTACGGCAGACCTATCGGAATTGTACCTGACGACGTTTCATCGGGTCGCCGCCGCACAGGTGACAAGAGCTATCGCCAGCGGCACCGTTATCGGTAGCAAATGATGGAAGCGGCCTGGTGGGTCGGAAGCTCCCACGCGGATCGACAAAGTGCCTTCCGGGTATCCATGCCTCAGGTCGCGTGAGCGATACTGGCAGAATTTGGCTAAAAAGCAAGCTCATGAAATTTCGCGCCACTGGCGGCGATGATGGTCATCTAAGCTGTGACGGGGCGTATTTTCGCCAAATCCGGCCACAAACCCTTTCGAAGCCTTTCTAAGGGGCAGTTAGGCTTCGCAATTTGGATTAGTGTACTTGGTGCCCGCTGTTTTTAAATCAAATTGCTAGCTGACCGCTGTCAGCATGGTTTGATGTCGGCTGTTTGTTTAGGTTTGGCGCATCATTCACCAACCGAAGACAAAACGCAAGATGCAGCCTTTCGAGATTTTCAAAACCGGCACTCACACCGACAGTAGCGGCGCCAAGATCGTATTCGATCAAGCGCGCTTAAATGCGATTGCCGCAAATTATGATGCCGGCACGAGACGTGCTCCGATTGTTATCGGTCACCCGAAGGCAGACTTGCCGGCGTATGGCTGGATTAAATCATTGTCGGTCAACGGCGATCGGTTAATGGCCACGCCGGAAAGTGTCGATCCAGAATTTGAAGCCATGGTCAAAGAGCAAAGATTTCCGGAACGATCCGCTAGCTTTTTTCTTGAGGACAGCCCGCACAACCCGTCCAATGATGCGCCATATTTGCGTCATGTTGGGTTTTTGGGCGCAAAAGCACCAGCGGTTTCTGGCCTAAAACCGGTGGAGTTTGAAGCTGCCGATACCGACATTATCGAATTTTGCACAACCGAGGCGACTGGTGGTGAGGGCGCGGGCGAATTGATGAACCTGTTTGGTCGCGTTCTTACCTCTTTTTCCAATTTTATGACTGGCCAAGAAGCCGCTGCCAGTTTTCCCACCAAAACCAAACAACAAACAAAGGAGTCAGAGATGGACGAGGATAAAGACAAAACGGCTGATTTTGCTGCCAAAGAGGAAGCTCTGGCCAAACGCGAAGCTGAATTTGCCAAACGTGAAGCTGATTTTCACGCAGGGCAAAAAGCAGAGCAAAACAAAACTGATGCCGCGTTCGTGGCCGGCCTTGAAAAAGACGGCAAACTGGCACCGGGCCTAACCAAATCTGTTACCGAGTTTATGGCCGCTTTGGATGCCACGGACACCGTGGATTTTTCTACCGGCGAAGACGGCGCGACCAAAGCGCAAACGCCCCATGCTTTTTTCAAAGGCTTTTTAAGCCAGCTTGGAACCAGCATCAATTTCTCTGAGGTTTCGGGCGAAACTGGCGGTGAACCTGACGATTTGTCCAATGGCAAGGTTCTGGCAGGCAAGGCGGTCGAGTACAAGGCTGCGCAAGAAAAGCTCGGCCTAACCGTCACGGTTGCCGAGGCGGTCGCTCACGTTCAAAAACAGGAGGCTTAAATGCCGCACAATCCACTTCTCACAAAATCATTTGTCGCCGAGGGCGCACTAACCAAGCGCCGTTTGGTGAAACTGGGCAGTAGCAATGCGCAAGTGAAACCTGCCGTCGATGGCGCGGCTTTCATTTTGGGCGTGATCGATCCGGCCGCAGACGTAGCCGATAAAGGCCAAGTCGATATCATCACCGCCGGCATGTCGGATATTGAGGCCGGTGCTGCCGTGGCTTTGGGTGATGCAATCAGCGCTGATGCTTCTGGACGGGCGGTAAAATCTACCCCGGCTGCCGGAGTGAACGCAAACATCATCGGCTTTGCCTTGGAAGCTGCCACTGCGGCCGGTGATATTATTTCTATTCAAATCGCCCCTGGGCGCATTCAAGGTTAAAGGGAGACTTTTATGTCAAGCCAACCATTTGTCACTACACCTGAGCTGATGGCGATTGTCATCGCAGTTAAACCAAAAGGCTTAATTGCCGATCGGGTACTGCCGCGCGCCACAGTTATGTCGAAGAATTTTAAATACAATCTTTATAACACGGTTGAGGCTTTTACGGTTCCTGATACCCGTGTTGGACGAAAATCTGCGCCAAATGTGGTTGAGTTCACCGGCACCCAAGCCAATGGCTCTTGTCAGGACTACGGTCTCGATGATCTGGTGCCTAATGATGATGTGAAAGCAGCGACACGTGAAAATCTCCCAAATCCAGTTAACCGGGCAATGGAGGGCACTACCCGGCTGGTACAGTTGGGCAGAGAACAGCGCGTGGCCAATTTGGTGTTCAGTGCCGCCAGTTATTCAAATAAAACCGCTTTGGTTGGAGCGGCGCAATTTAGCGATCCAGCATCTGATCCGATTGGCATTATCTCAGCGGGTTTGGATGCATGTCTGGTTCGACCAAATACCATGGTGTTTGGTCAAGGGGCATGGACAGCATTCCGCAAGCACCCGGCGGTCGTAAAAGCTGTTCATGGCAATGCCGGTGATGCTGGTTTGGCTTCAACGAGGCAGGTAGCTGAATTGTTCGAGGTGGACGAGGTGATTGTTGGTCGCGCCCGCATTAACACGGCGGCGCGCGGCAAAGCTGCCAGCTATTCCCAAGCATGGGGAAAACACATTGCATTATTGTTCATTGATTCGGCGCCGCAAGCCGAAGGTGAGCCGACGTTTGGCTTTACCGCCGAATACGGCGCAAAAGTTGCTGGCACACGGCCTAATTCAACAGCGGGCTTGCGCGGCGGTATTGATGTGCGTTCCGGCGAAACTGTTGGCGAAGTGATCTCGGCTCCTGATGCTGGGTACTTCATTGAAAATGCGGCGGCTTAATCATGAAAAATCTAATCTTAAAACAAGAACTGCATTTGGGTAAAAAACACCTCAAACCCGGTGACAGTGTGGCTGCAAAAGATTTGCCTGAAGATTTTGCGCAAACCTTGGTCGGTCGCGGTGATGCCAGTTGGCAAGAGAAACCCAAAAAAGCAACACCTGCCAAAAAGGCTGATGTAAAAAAACCGCAAGAGAAGCAAAAAAAGTCCGCAGAGTCCAAAACCTTCCCACAAACCGCGGTTGGCAAACCGTCCTCAACACCGCCACCAACACCGAAAAACTAGAAAATGGCGTGGGCAAACCAACAAGATCTGATCGACCGGTTTGGGCAAGATGAACTTCTTGCCCTTGCCGACCGAGACAATAACAGCGTGATTGATACTGCCATTGTCGATCAAGCGTTGGTTGATGCCCAAAGCTTAGCCGAAAGCTATGTTCGCCAGCGATATCCAGCTGGGTTTACTGTAGTTCCTGACTTGCTCAAAAGTCTGGTATGCGATCTGGCCCGGTTTCGCCTTGATGCCGATAATCCGCGCGATAACGTAACCAAGCGCAATGATGCGGCGATTGCCATTTTGCGCGATATTGCTTCGGGCAAAGCTACTTTGCTGACCGATTTGGACGGCGCTGGCGGTGCTGATCCGGTTATTTCCAGTGGATCTGATACGGTTTTGGTTGAAAAACGCACTGCTGCGTTTACTGACGACACTTTGGCGGATTACTGATGTCCGGCGTTAGCGTCCATATTGATGACAGTGCTGCTCGCCAAGCGCTTCGGGCGCTCAGCGGCCAAGCAAAAAACTTGCTTCCGGTTTTTGATGAAATTGGCGGTGCGATGACCGCTAGCACTTTGCAGCGCTTTGAAAGCGGAACTGCGCCAAATGGCTCGCCATGGTTGCCAAGCCAGCGGGCTTTGCGCCAAGGCGGTAAAACACTGGTTGATAAAGGTCATTTGCGGGACAGTTTAGTTCACCAAGCCTCCAACTCTTACGTCGATATCGGCACCAATTTAATTTATGCCGGCATTCACCAGTTTGGCGGCAAAACCGGTCGAGCTGGAGCGGTAGAAATGCCAGCTCGCCCCTATCTTGGTTTATCCGATGATGACAACCGCGATATTTTGGACATCGTCGCTAAACATTTGCGCAAATCGGGGGCAATAAATTGATCCAGATGAGCGACATTCAGGCACGGTTAATTGTTCAAACCACGACTTTAGATCAAATAGGAACTGCATCTGATTTTGCTGGCATTGCTGATGGCGCAGCTAAAAAGCCGGTGCAAGCATTTGTGTTGCCCGATGCAGAAACTGCCGGCGAGCAAAAAAACGCCACCGGAAGATTGGTGCAGATAGTGACTGTTCGTTTCGCGGTGATGATTGCCATTAAATCCGCTGGTGCCAGAACCGGCGCGAAGCAATTAGACGATGTTAAAGCCGTTCATGATGATGTGCTCGCAGCACTGTTTGGCTGGACACCGCCAGCGGCTCTTAGTCCATGTCTTTATTCAGGTGCGTCTGTTGTGGCCTTTGATGCCAAATCCGGAGTGCTGTTTTACCAAATGAAATTCACTTCATCCGAACAAATCACTGAAGTTTAAGGAGGTATCAGATGTCAAAACCAGATCCAAAACCACAAACTGGAGGCCGGTTTGTTATCGAAGATGGCAGCTTGCGAGAGGTAGTCCCACCAACTCAATCACATCGACACGGCGATAAGCCGCGCGCGGCAAAACCTAAGTCGAAGCCAAAGCCAGTTGCGCCGGCAAAAAACAACCAAAAATCACAAAACAAGAAAGGCTAAATCATGGCTACGATTGATGCGATCAGAAAAGCAATTCTGCTAAAATCCGAAGTAACTTATGGCACCGATATTGTGCCCGGCAACGCCGACGCCTACGAGACCGAAAATTTTTCGATCAAGGTGTTTGAAAGTGATGCTAAATCCAGAGATATTGATCGTCCGGGTTTTGGCGGCACGGAAAGCGCCATGGGGCCGGTTTCTGTAACCGGATCATTCCAAATCGCGCTTACTGGCGGCGGCGCGGCTGGATCCGCTGCGCCCTACGCGGTACCACTTTTGGCCAGCCAGTTTTCCGAAACTTTAACTGCTTTGACCAAGGCAGTTTATAGCCCGGTTGGTACCGGCTTTGGCTCGGCCTCGATGTATTTCCATCATGGCGGTCGTCGCCGTCGAATTTTAGGTCTACGCGGAGGTTGTGGTTTCAAGTTAGAAGCCGGTTCTTTTCCTTATATGATGTGCAATTTCGCCGGGCTTTACACTTCGCCTACCGATGTCTCTATGCCAGCGGCGGATTTTAGTGCCTTCAAAAACGCTGACATTATCACCAATGCCAATACCCCAACTTGCACTTTGAACGGGGTAAATCAGATTTTGGAAAGTTTGGATATTTCTGCACCAAGCAATTTTAGTTACACCAACAAGCCGGGCCAAGAGGCGGTGCTGATCAATGCCCGGCGCAATTACACCGCCAGCATCACGGTGAAACAAACTGATCTGGCGACATTTAATCCAGAGGCCTTGGCACAAGCCAATACTTTGATGGCTTTGGCGGTGACGCACGGCACCGCCGCTGGCAAGATTGTCAAAATCACCGCACCACGGTTTCAGATCACCGGAATTACTGAAGGCGAAAGTGATGGCGAAAAGACTTGGGCTCTTTCCGGCACTTTAGTCGATGAGGGGAACAATGATGAAGTCGCGCTCGAGCTGGCTTAACTCTTTAAAAAAAAGAAAATCAAACGCCCTTGACGCGCGAAGCGGTGGGGTAAGCAAAAACGCCCTTAAGCAGTAAAGCGGTAGGGCAAGCAAAGGAGAAACAGATGTCCGTAAATTTTATCTTGCCCAAATCCGGTGCCAAAATCATCGCCCGTTGGCCAGTAAAAATCCTGCTGCCAACCGAAAACGGGCCAGTGGAGCAAACACTGGTCTGCCTGTTCGAAGTGCTTTCGGAAGCCGATCTAAAGCCGTTTATCGGCCTGAACCTACCCGCCATTTTGGACGCCAGTTCTGGCGACAACAAGAAGTCGTTTGTGGATCCATTGACCAAACTGTTAGAGCGGGTTTGGGTTGGCGCCCCGGAGCTAAAGGACGAAAACGACAAGCCGGTCAAATGGAGCAAATCCGTTCTCAAAAACCTATTACAGCATCGATTTGTTCGCAGCTCGGTTTATCAAGAGTATTTCGCGTGCATCGAGGGGCGCGCGGTAAAAAACTAAAAGCGGCCGCGAAGCTCTGGCTTGCGCCAGACCTACGTGCAGCCGCCAAAGCCGTTGATAATGACTTAAAAGCGCTGGGTGCGCCGGACAGTGTGCTGGCTGCTCGCGCCGAGCAGCAATATGATGACCAGCCATTTGTCGTTCATAGTGATAATGTGCCAGCTTTTCGTCTGTTTGCAGCCATGCAAACCCAATGGCGCTGGGTGACAGCAGCGCACACGCCGCATCGGGTTGGTTTTGACTACTCAGTTCTGCCTGTGGTGGCTTCGGCTGTTGGTGTGAAGGTCAAAAAAAACAACTTTGCAAAGTTACAGGTTTTAGAAGCAGTAGCTTTGGACGTGTTTCGTAAACGCGAAGAACGGCGTAACCAATGAGTCTTAAAACCCATGTCAGGATCACCGGCGATGGCAAATCGTTAGAGGGCGCAACCAAGCTCTCTGAAGCCGGTTTGAAGCGGGTTCGAGGGGCCGCCAAAGGCGCAGCCGATGGCTTAGATAGAACCAGCGCCGCTGGCAAGCGCTACGAGAACCGCGCGGGTTCTATGGCCAGAAAAAGCCGACTTTTAGCTGCCGGACTGTCTTCGGTGGTCACGGCGTTGGGCGCGCGGCAATTGATCCAAGCGGATCTGCAATTAGGCGCAATCGAAGCCTCGATGCAAGGTGTTGCCGGCAGCGCCAACGCCGCGCAAAAAGAACTGACATTTATTCGCGCAGAATCCGAGCGCCTCGGTGTGGTAATGCCGGAAGTGGCTCAAGGCTTTATTCGTATTTCTGCGGCCGCCAAAGGCACTGAGTTAGAAGGCGCGGGCGTGCGCGATATTTGGCTTTCCCTTGTCGAAGCTGGGGTGGTTTTACAGCGCACCAACGCCGATGTGGCAGGTACGTTGTTTGCGGTTGAGCAAATGATCTCAAAAGGCACGGTCACAGCAGAAGAATTAAAACGCCAAATGGGTGATCGTCTGCCCGGTGCGTTCCAGTTGGCAGCTGATGCCATGAGCGTGTCCACCCAAGAATTAACCAAAATGATGGAAGCTGGCGAGATAATCACTACCGACTTCCTGCCTAAATTTGCTGCCGCTGTGCGTGAACGTTATGGCGAGGGTTTAACGGCTGCCATGGCACTGCCTAGAGCCGAAATTAACCGCTTAAAGAATGATCTGTTTGAATTTGCCGCTGAAACAAGTCGCGCCGGTCTTACTGATGGCCTTGTCGAAGCGATTGCTTCTTTGCGCACTGCCTTGAGTGATCCGGAGTTACGCGCTTCAGTGGCAGACCTTTCCGAATTGATGGGCAATGGGTTTGCATTGGCCGGTGCCAGTGCGGCTTTCTTGGCCAGCAATACTGACGAGCTGGTATTTGTGGTTCGGACACTCTTGGCCTTAAATGTTTTGCGCTGGGCCACTGTTGGCGACAAATCATTGTTGGCGCAGGCACGATCTGCGCGCACTGCCGCCGCCGGAATGACGGCTATGGGCATTGCCACGAGAGGTGCTTCCGGAGCAATGACCTTATTAGGCGGGCCGATTGGTTTAGCGGTAATCGGCCTTTCAGCATTGGCATTTGCGGTTACAAAGCACAATGCTGCAATGAAAGCATCTATTGGCATTTCCCGCCAAGAAAAAGAGTTGCTTTCCGAGCTAAACGAATTGCGCGAAGAATCGGTAAATATCACCAAAGAAAATGTCGATGAATTAGAAAGAGAGAACCGGGCTTTAGCGGCAAAAAAAGTTAATTTAACTTTGCTGCAATCAGCAACCGCCGAAGCGGTGCAAGCGCAAATAACTGCCGCCGAAGCATTACAAGGTTTTCAATTAAATCGAAAATCTGGCTCGGTTCCACGTTGGATTTTACTATCGACCGAGCAAATGAATATTTTGGGGCTTGCAACTAAAGACGCAAGGCAAACAACCGATGGTTTTGAGGTTTCATTCAAGCAAGCGCAAAAGGCGGTTGATAAGCTGCGAGCTAGCGTTGACGCTTATCCTGAAGAGCTGGAAAAAGTTCAAGCTAGACTAGACGAAATAGCCGCCGCCCGCAAAAAATGGGCCGATGAAGAAGCCAAGGCCGAAGCGGCGCGCACCAGTGCTGCCAAAAACGCACTGACCGATTTGCGCGATCAATTAAACCTCGAAATTCAACTGGCAGGCATGAGCAAGCAACAGGCAGACACTGAACGCCTTGCCCAGCAAATTTTTGAAAAGGCGCAAAAAGCCAAATCAGATTTAACCTTAGAACAAGCCCGGATTGAAGCGGCTAGTTTTGTGCAGCGACGCGATCAGGCGGTGGCGGTACAAGAATGGACGCAGATTGAAATTGATCTGCAAACAAGATTACGCAATGCCGGCATGAACCCGGATGATGTGAGCCGGTTGGCTGAAGCGCAAGAATTACTTAACGTTGCCAGAGCCGCTGGTCAGGATATCACTTTGGCCGAGATCGTAGCCAAGCTTGAATTGATTGATGAGGAAGAGCGGTTAAAAGAAGCTAGAGCTGAGTACGATCAATATCTGGCGTTTTTATCGGAAGAAACCGAACTGGCAAAACTGTCCGCAGAAGCCCGTGCCGAAGAACTGATCTATTTGGAGCTAAAACGACTGGCTTTGCTGGCCAACAAAGACCTAACCGAAGACGAATTGCGCCTCATCGCCAAGACAGTGGTGGCATCGCGAAAAGCCGACGCACAGGTGCAGCGATCTGTCCAACAATCGCGCCGGGTGATGGAGCGCACTTTGCGCGGGTTTTCAACCGCCGTGTGGGATCTGTTCACCGGGCGCGCTGGTGATGCACTGGATCAGGTTGGTCGGATGATCGACCGAGCGGTCGCATTATGGCTGCAAAAGATGATTTTAGAGCCGCTGATCCGGCCCATTTTGGAACCGATCTTTGGCCTTGGCGGCGGCGGTGTGCCGGGTGCAGCAGGCGCTGTTGGTCTGCTTGGCGCTGGCGGTGGCAATGTCGGCCTATTCGGCGGTCTGGGACTTCTCTTGGGCGGAATTGAAGCGGCAGCTCTACAAGTTGGTGGCAGTGTGGCAACCTTGCTTGGCCGTGTCGGTGTTGGCACAACTTTGTCGACGCAAATCGGCGCTGGTCTTGGCCTTGGCATTGCTGGCGCACCGTGGGCTTTTGGCGGCACGCTGGCCGGGCAAGTATTGGGCTTGAACGGCTACCAAAACGGCACAGTGCAGGCCGGTGCAAATTTTATCGGTGGTGGACTTGGGTTCTTGGCCGGTGGCCCGCTGGGAGCAATTATTGGCGGCGTTATCTCTCAAGCTTTGGGAACCCTGTTTGCCGATCGCGACTATCCTTACGCCCGGGCTGATGTGAACTATCTAAACGGGCAGTTTATTGTCGGCGGCACCGAGTCGCTGGACGGAGGCCCGACCGACGATGTAAATGCAGCCGGGCAAGCGGTGGCTGTGGCCTTAAACCAAATTGCGGCTGCTTTGGGTTTGGCGCCGGGGGATTTGCGAAACGGCGCGTACACCACGATTGGTTTATCCTCTGGCCGCTCGGATGCTTTGGGCGAAGGCTTTTTTGCCGGTGCCGATGGCGGCTTTGCCACCGGTGCAACTTTTACCGGACTTGAAACGCCGGAGGATGCGATATTTCGTTCCGTGCAATTTGCTGTCCAACAAATGATCCAGCAAGCATTTTCCGGCCCGATTGAAGATGCGGCTTTGGCTTTACTGGCTGCCGCTAATTCGGTTTCTGATCTTGACAAGGCAATTGCCGATGTGGTCACCGCGCGCGATTTAGAGCGGCAATTAGAATTAGTTTTATTGGGTTTCCAAAATCCAGAAGAGCAGGCAAAACAGCAACTATTAGATCAGCAAAAATTACGCCGTGATGAAGTGGATCGGTTGGCAGCTTTAGGACTGGTTAGTGATGGAGTTTATGCCAGCCTTTCACAGATTGAGGCGTTGGAGCTGGAACAAGTTTTAAGGCGCTTTGGTGATTCCGTAGAAAGCGCAGGTTTCCGCGCGCGATCAGGAATTTCGAACTGGCTAGCAGCGCAAGCGGTAAATGATAATACTCCGTTGGGTATTTTTGAGCGATTGGGCAATGCCAAAAGCCAATATCAAGAATTGTTATCTTTGGCCCAAGGCGGTGATGCCGATGCTTTATCGCAAATCACTCGTGCTGCCGATACACTATTGGCATTAGATAGAGAAGCCACTAGTTCGGCAATTGATCGGCTTAGTTTGTTTTCGCAAGTTAGAGCCGATCTGGAAGCGTTAGCGCTTGATGATGGTGATCCGGTAGTAAATGCAATTGGGCAGCAAACCATCGAATTGGTTGATGCCATTGGTGGGGTGCAAGATCCAAATCTTGAAATACGCAACCGAGAACCAAACCCCGATCTTCCACCAGGTCTTGGTGGGATAATTTATCCAGGCGGAACCGGAAATAATGGTGACGGCCTACCGGAAATAGACGTTATTGATGCGCCAGAAATTGGCTTTCGGCCGCCGCCGCCATTTGACCCACTTCCCTTTGAAATCGGAACTAACCGAGCTGGTTATATTGAGATACGCGATCAAGGCCAAAACTCTCTAATTGATGAATTAAATCGTTTGTTTGAGCAATTGCGCCGGGGAAGTGAACAAAATACGGCTTCCCTTTCGAGGGCGCTAGAGCAACAAGCCCGCGCTACCCGCGAGAGTGCTAATCAACAGCGACGAACCGACAATCAGTTGTCGCGGATCTCGGCGCGACTTCGTGGAGCGGTAACATGAGCGCGGTAATTTTGCTCGAAGTAAATCTGGTAGACAAAAATGGCGCGGCTTCGGTATTACGGCTTTGCGACCGCCCGATCCGTCCGTTTGCCCCTAACGATACTGAACGCCCCAATGCACAATTTGACGACCGGCTGCTAGAGCCGCCAAGCATTCGAAGATCGCTATTTGCCGATCTGTCGACATTGTCCGCCGATGCTGGATTTGGTGATTTTAGTGCCAGTAATGCCGATGGTGGTTTGGATTATTTGCAAAGTAGCGCATTTGGCAAAATAACGGTTTGGCGTTGGACTGCAGGTGCGTTTTCCACGGCGCAGCAAATTTTAATTGGGCAAGCGGCCGCACCGGTTTGGCAGATCGACGCCGATGGCAAACAGGCTTTGCTGGTGCCGTTAACCGACCTTCGAGGGGCGTTTGATCGGCCTCTGCAGGATAATCTTTACGCCGGAACCAATGCCAATGCCGCCGACATCGAGGGCAAAGAGGGCGGTATTAAAGGCAGACCAAAACCTTTGGCATTTGGGGATCTATCCAAAGCTCATATTCCGGGCGTTCTGGTCAACGATACCGGCTACATTTGGCAGCTTCATGATGGCCAAATCAATGGCTCGGAGGCCGTGTCTGAACGCGGTGATCTAGCGTCTGGTCTGATTGATGATGGTGATCTGTCCAGTTCCGTTTTTGATAGCACCACGCCGGTGGCGGCGCACTATCAAATGGATTTGGCGCGCGGACTTTTCAAACATGGCGGTGCGCCTGGGCCTAGCCTTGGTTTTGATTTTCTTGGTGATGCCGCTAGTTCTTATTCTGACAAATTGGCTGGGATCGCCAAAAAGATTTTGCAAAAAGCCGGAGTTTCGGCGGGTGATATTAGCGCAGACTTTGCAACGGCCGAAGCAGCAGCAACGGCTAAAGCTGGGTTGTGGATTAGTGATGCTGTTTCGGTAATCGCCGCATTGGATTTTGTGGCACGCGGCGACCTTGCGGCTGTGCTGCCAGATCGCGCCGGAGTTTGGCGTTGGGTTGAATTAAAAGCGGCAGGCGGGGCCGGTCATACCATCGACTTTGATGAGATCATTTCATTAGAAGCCGATGATGACGAAATGCAAATCCCGGTTTGGGACGTCGAAGTTCTATATGCCCGAAATTATCAGGTTTTAACCGGCGACAATGTGGCTCCGACGATCCGCGCCACAACACGCGAAGAATTCATTTCAAAGGACTGGCGCTTGGCTAGAAAATTTGTCCAAACCACCAAAGACCGCTGGCCCGGAGCTAGATCACTTCGCATTGAAAGCGCACTGATTGATGAGGCGGATGCATTGGCACTGGCAGCCCGGCTTCTTGCATTGTTTGGCCCGCGCAGCGATGGAACACCCAAACAAGTTCTGCGCGTCGTTCGAGAGCAAAGCAGCGCAGCATTAACCGTGGATCTTGGCCAATCGGTGCGGGTAAAATTCCCACCAGCTAGCATTGATCGGGATTTCACTCTGATTGAAGAAGAAGTTTTGCGGCCCGATGCCAGCAAACTAACTTGGAGATTGTTCGGATGAAGGGAAAATTGGCCAATATCAATTTAGCTGAAGGAGCTGGTTTTAGCAACGGCACTTGGGCGGCGGCTTTGCCACTGTCCAATTTGACCGATTTGCGAATGTGGGGCGCACCGGCGCGATGCGAGGATCCAACGGATTTGGCTAAGTCAAAGCTGGATGTGACGCTTACCCGCTCGGCAGCGGTATCGATGGTGGCAATTTTGTACCATAATTTATCAATCAATGCCAAGGTGAGAATCACGTTGGCCGGATCGGCTGGTTTTGCTTCACCGGCAAATTCCCCGGTTTGGGAAAGTATCTGGCCACGGATGTTTCCGTCAACATCATTGCCGTGGCGCACATCGAGCTGGTGGACGGGACGGCCAGATTTATCTGACATTGATCTGTATCCACGGCATTTATGGCTGCCGTTTGATGATGCTTTGCTGGCTAATCAAATCCGCATTGAGATCGACGACACCGGCAATCCAGATGGGTTTATTGATTTGGGATTTTTGTTTGTCGCCGAAACTTTTAGTCCGCAGTGGAATTTTGATTTTGGCCGTTCTTTGAGCCTTTCCAATCGTGACCTAATTGATGAAACCCCTAGTGGTCGCAGGATCATTAATCAGCGTGCGGCGCGCCGTGTTCATTCTTTGGATTATTCCAACCTGTCCAATGCCGAAGTGATGCGAATCTTTGACATGGGCAAGCACAATGGATCGGCCAAGCCGATACTGTTTATTCCCGATCAGGACGATCGCCCCAACCTGTATCGAGAGGCATTTCCAGCCAGCTTGATTGATCTGCCCGGCGCCGGCTTTGGCTTGGCTACTTTAAACGCAACGACACTAAAATTAGAGGAGATACTCGCATGAGCGGTTTTGATGCAGCAGTGGCTAAGTTTTTGGCCAGCTATTATAATTCTAATCCGGTTTCCGCCGGTAATCCCGGCGGCCTTGATGCCGACGGCCATGTGGATAATTTTCCGGCTGCATTAAAAGACCTCGGAGAAGTAGCGCAGAAATATAGCGCCGATAGTGCTATTATTCAGGCCTTTGGGTCGGTGGCGGTTGGAGCTGGTGCATTTCGCAACTTATTGATCAATGGCAGTTTTGACATTTGGCAGCGCGGAACCAGTTTTGTCCTCCTAGCTGCTGGTGATTTCGGCGCAGATCGCTGGCGCACATTATCAGACGGTGGTCGTACCCATAGTATGAGTCGCCAGGCGTTTGACACTGGTCAAACAGCAGTTCCGGGAGGGCCAAAATACTGGTTGCGGTACAAGCCTACAGGCGCCGGAACTAGTGGTAATTCAATTATTGAAACAACGCTTGAGGGTTTAAGTCGCCTTTCTGGCCAAACCGTGACGCTTAGCTTTTATGCGAAATCACCAACCGGTTCCACTGTGACCGCGCAGGTAGATCAACTTTTTGGAACCGGTGGATCTTCTGTTATAAGTGTTGGTGGGCAAACCAATGTTCTGTCAAATAACTGGATTAAATATAGTTTTATTTTAAATTTCCCAGACTTAACCGGCAAAATAGTAGGCGCTGGTGACTATATATCCGTTGTGTTTTACACTCCAGCCGGGCCGGTAGATCCAGTAATCGACCTTGCCAACGTCCAGCTAGAAGTTGGATCTGTCGCCACTGCATTTGAACAACGACCGCTGGCAGTGGAATTGGCGCTTTGCCGCCGCTATTTCCAGATTAAAGAAGCCACTGGACAGGCTACTGATCTGGCACATCAAATGCGAGCGACTCCAACCGAAACCGGTGCTGGCCCTTACAATTATGATGCGGAGATTTGACGATGCAAAAGACAGCAAATTGGGCGGATGAAGCCAAAAGTAAAATTCGGGTTGAAGAAAATGGTATGGTTCGTATTGTGCCAAAAGATTTGAACAATCGCGATTATCGATTACTGATTGAAGGCGGATTTGATGAACTTGGAGAGGTAATTGCACCCCTACCGATTGCGGATTTTGACCCTTATCTTGGTTTTGATTTACCAGCGGCCAAAACATATGCCAGACAACAAATTGTTGCTGCGGCATTAGCCTTTCGAAAGGCGGTTATTGGTGATGCCGACGAGATCGAAGTCGCGGGCTGGAGCTTAAAAGCCGCCACCGCCGATCGCTTTGCCGCCGGTGCTGCCTCGACCCAAGATATTGCCAGAGCTACCGCCGAAGCGGCCGCACGGGGCTTGGGCGAAACGGCTGATGAATTGATGACTGTTTGGGCCGCAAAATCGCAAAGTTTTGGACTGGTCGAAGCGGCATTAACCGGAGCCAAAGCAGCAGCATTAAGAGCCGTGGATGCTGCCATTGATATTGCGAGTGCCAAAGCCGCGACAACTGCATTCATGGTCGTTCTGGCCAGCTTGCAGGTTATTTAAAGCGCATGAGCAGTTTTACCACGCCGTTGGATTATGAAAAGCGGATATTTCCCGGTTATCGATTAACCCGTGCGTTTCAATATCATTTGTCAGCGCCCGGCTCGATGCTGGTGGTTGATGTGCCAAAGGGTTTTGTTACCGATTTGGCATCAGTACCTTGGGCGCTGCGCTGGTTGTTTCCACCAGATGGTCTTTGGGCAAAAGCGGCCGTGGTGCATGATTGGGGTTATGCCGATGGTGATTTGAGCTTACCAGATGGCAGCAAAATAAAGCCATCAAGGTTTTGGTGGGACGTGATCTTTCTTGAAGCAATGAGCGTATTAAAAGTGCCACGCTTAACCCGCTGGGCGTTCTTTGTCGCAGTGCGCGCCTTTGGCGGCACTGGTTGGAAAAAGTGAAACCAATTATGAAGCCAATCGCTCAAAATGCCAAAGATTATGCCCGCTTGGTTAACACCAATCCTAAAACCTTGACCGATCTGGAGCGCGCAGCGCGGTTTTTGTATCTGCAACGCACCGCCTTTGGTGGCAAAGTATCCGGTAAAAACTTCGGGGTAAGCGTTGGCCTGCCGAGCCGGTTTGATCTAACCAAGCTGGTTCCAATGCTTGAGGACGTGCATGAACGATTGAGCAATTGGATTTTGAAGCATTCTTGCATCGCTATGATCGGCCAGATACGTTGTTCTATCTTGATCCGCCATATTGGGGTTGCGAAGATGATTACGGCAAAGAGATGTTCTGCCGCGATGACTTCACCCGTCTGGAAAGGGCTTTGA